TGCCGTAATAGTTATAACCGTGCCATCTGCAAAAACTGGATCGGTTAAAAGAGCATCGTAAACACCTGAAGCAATCGGCCCCGCTGTACCTTGAATACGATAATCTGAACCTCCGGCTGAAGTAGCTTGATCATCATCCCTGTGATAATATCTATAAAAAGAAGCAGCCAATGCTCCTGAATTATCGGCCTCACCACTCCATGTTTGGCTCGTAGATTTAACAATTGAGCCATCCACGAGTGCCGATTCAAACACCAAACCATTTGACCCGTTAGGTGCAGCACCATCCGAAGTAAATGTTACCAACGGTACTGCTGAACCTATACCATCATCTGCGTCTGCTGGAATTAACCCTGCATAAAAGGTAAGCGCTAAATTACCACCTACTTCTATAAGTGCCTTAAAACTAGATGATTCCGTAAGTAACGCATCACGAAACGCTGTGGAAATAATCTGATTCTTCATAAAAACTGACCTTTAAGAACTCGTCAATGACAGATGATATTCTGTATCCAGCTTATAATTCTCAGCGAGGTTAATTGGTGCATTCTCATCCCGTGCAGCCGCGAGAATAATACCTGACGTATTAGATTTCGTAGCATTTTGCATAATAGCAAACCCATAAACACTTCCACCGCCCGCCCCGGCAGTAATTCGTGCTGGATTAGCCTCATTGTTTATATTTCCAGACGAAACAGCGCCTGTATCAAACATAGGGCGTGACCCTTGTGTGTAATTCGTAAATTCCGTAGCCCATGATGTAGGTGTCCAAGACGCGCCCGGAGTTACGTTATTTGAAAACGGAACCAAATACCACGTTGTAGTCTGCGGCCCTCCTGCCATAACAACCCCCCAAATATGATTACGTCCCGCAGTAGTCAGCATATTATGTGTAGCAGAGTGTTGAATAAGTTGACCATCAGGCGTCAAAACTTTAGTGACTAGCCAACCACCATCATACGCGCACAAATCAGTCAAATACCTACGACCATCAGGAAGGACTTCATACCGCTTATTACGATAGGCACGTAAAACCTCAGCTAAATGTTTAACTCTATCTTGTGCGCCGCTAATAACCTGTTCAAAACTCATATCAATTTACCTCTGGTGGAATTACTCTACTGGACACGCGATCTGATGATCGTGCGTTCGATGATCGACCAATGCTGTCTTTCATAATCGTTAACACTTGATGAATACCGCGATTCTCAACATAGCTCGCAGCGGCTTGTGCGTAGTTCTTGCCCCTATGCGAACGTACCGTGACAGGGCGAATATCTCCTGCGGGATAACCCACCATCTGTGTCTCGTTGGTATTCATCCAACATATAAAATGACTACCCGATAATTGTACCGTGCGTGGGTCTTCGGGGAGCAGCGCTTCGCGTGGAACCTGTGTTGCTGACCCTTCAATCACACCGCGACGATCAACAACCCTGTATTCCCATTCATGTGGATCAGGGCCAAACAAAAAAACGGCCTCTTGAGGAGTACCTACATATATCCCTTCGGCTACCGGCTCAAACATCGTGATGTAATCCGGCATCTCCAAAAAATTATACGCTGGATTATACAGCCCATAACGCAACGGCTCCGACCACATAATCACATTGTCTTCAGCGATGTATAACCGCCCTCGGTAAGAACGAATGTACCGCCCCGCCGGTAACGGTTGCATTGCCAGTGTCTCTAGCACCGCACCCCGTTGACGGTCATGCGTAATCGTATGTGTTGTCGTACCATTAGGCACATCTGCCACGGCATACAACACTTCACCATTCGTATCCGTGCAATACACGCGAAACGCAGTAACATCCCCAATAGGAATATCTGTAAGCTCAATACCCCCGCCTTGAGGTACTTTAACTGAAACCGCAGACGAGGCACCAGATTCTTCGCCCGTGCCTGTTATCGCTGTGAGCGTAATCTGATAATGCCCCTCGTGCATCCCACCAGTATCTACGGCTGTAACTCTAGGTAGCGGGGGGGTAGGGACACCTAATTGAGTTAAACCGCTGCTATCTATACGAAACGTGCCAAACGTGTTGGTTAGATAAACTTGTCCTGCGTGGTAACAGAAAGAAGTGAGCGCGTGACCAATCGTACCTAACGATTCAATCCTAACCGTATCCGTCCACAGCAACTCACCGCCATCCATGTAATAAAGACCGGGGACACGAAAATCTGTCCACAAACTGTGTATTTTTGTCGTGGCATCTATAATCTTACGATAACCACGTCGTCGCAAAACACCGCCCTGATCCGAGATGTCTACATTCACTGCATCGCGGACAAACCCTTGTGGCAGTTTAGTTTCCCGCGACCGAGTATCTACACCTTTATCAAAAGTGATAACCGTGGGTTCGTCGGGACGTGCTAGCCTAGACATCAGCGATAAGTCAACCGTGTTCTAAGACGACGATTAGCCACCGAGCGGAGAATCTCTTGGTGCGCTACCGGCACAGGATGGCCTACAAATTCTTCAAACCGTACTCTAAATTGTGAGGATCGGTCGTAATCCGCAACCTCACTGTTATCTTTACGATAGGCAAGATAGCTCGCCCAATCCAGTAAATGATGTCGATAAGCTTCCGGTATCTCAGGATCAACAGACAAACTCAACCGTTGTTCGGGAAAACGAAATATCCGCAAGTCAACATANTCGATCTCTTCAGGAGACGGATAGAACCGTATCTCCAGTTCTCGCAGATCAATCGCATACCATGCAGGATGCCGCTCGTTCCAGTTACGCAGGCCAAGCTCGTGATGATGATCAAACGGTTTTAATTCAATATTTTTAGAACGTAATCGAACTTCTTCAACCGTGTACGTAGTGTCCGGTAACTCGTAATCGGCTTCACCTGCAAACAATTGTATCTCCGCGTAATCGCGGATAGGACGGCGAGTGCAGAACTCATGCTCCGCACTCGCTAAATAGTCTAATAACTCGACGTTCGACCAGTGGCATAACGAGTCATCCGTTAGCCACTCATTAACGTCTAACGAATTACCACCGGAGTCATCCAGTCGATGACGTAAACGCTTGAGTAAATCAAGTGTCGTCGTTGCCATCTTCCTTCACTCTCGGTGGACGACCACGCCGCTTAGGAGCTTCCACCGTCGAAACAGGCTTAGGCTCAACCGTTTCCGGTTTATCCTCAACCCACACGCCGGGATACTTTAACAACAGTGCCGCAGCACGAGGGTTAATCACCTCATGCACCGGAGTTGTCTTCGTCCAGACCAACCCCGTACCCGCTACGTTATCGCGTTTCTGAGCACGAGGACCAATGTACTTAATACGCATACTCACCTCGGTAAGTGGGGGCTAAGCCCCCACAGTGATTATTCCGTGCCGATGTACTCGTACTCAATGATCACAGCGACTTCGCCTGTAGCCGCACCGCCAGCCACCGTAGCGTAAACGACTACATCTTTATCGGTTTCCACGGGTAAGCCCTCATACTCACGACTCCCCGCAGTAACCGTTCCCCCAGCGGTTAAAAACGCCGTGGCTGAACCGCCAGCGGTGCCGTCTTTATATTCCCAACCAAGAGACAGTTGAGTGCTAGCACCTAAAGCGGCATTACGCAACGTAACCGAGTGGATAACCGCGCCATAAGGAATGATGGCAAAATACACTTTGTCACCAATCGCCGCCGCAGCTAAAGTACGAGTCTTAATACTCGCGCTATTGTTACCGAAAGTACCGGCAAATACCCGGTCTTTCAACGTCTTGGGTTTAAATAAATCAGCCATACATCACCTCTTAGGAATCAGCCACAACAACCGTGCGTGGATCGGGAGCGTAGGAGTCAAGCACCATCACGCCGTGGTCAAAATCACGTCCCGCTTTATTACGGAACCGTAGTTTGGAGAATCCGCCCATAGACGAAATCGAGGCTTCCAAGGTGTTGTCATGGTCAGTAACTTCTTCATGCCAAGACATCGCACCACCACCGGGGCCACTACCGTACACTTCAGCCAGTGATTGAGCGCCAAGAATAATGGAACGATCCACCGCGTGTTGGCCAACATAATCATCCGTGCCAAACTGCGTACTACCAATGGTTTTATCCTCAGTAGTGAAATGAGCAGCGTTGGTTGCGGTCTTGACCACATCATCCTGATTGAAACGGATGCAACGCTGCATTTTCTTAACCAAGATACCATTCCATAAGCCCACGTTACCTTTAAACAACGGGTTAGAGCTGCCACGCTCCCGAGCGTGTTGTTGGAAGGTACGCAATGCCGCAGCGCCCGAGCGATTGATCAGGTAATGCCACTGTCGAGGTGATACCAACATCACATACAACGGGTCTTCATCAGCCGCCGGATCGTCAGGGAAACGGATAGGCTGTAGCGGTACATCCTGTTCATCAATAACTGCACGAACCCGATCAATATCTTCAAGACGAAGAATATCAGTAGCATCGAGATCAGACACGTCTTCAGCATCGCCTGCGTAAAAGTGGCGACCATATGTTGGGGCTTGGATGTCATTAACCACAATATCCTGAAACTCAGGGTGATCTTCCAGAGGCAGCACCCAATCGGTAGTAACCTGCGAGCCACGCGCACCGGCAAGATGAGTCATGACAATCTGATCGCGCAGACGAGTGTACCAACCGCTCAAACCAGCACGTCCAACAGTCCGAAGATCATGCACCGTTCTTTGTTGGGTCATCCGGCCACCCGTGTCCACGCCTCCACGCATTTGGTCGATGCGAATGTCCATCGACGAACTGGACAATTTCATCATACGACCCGAGAGCTTACGGTCGCCAGTCACCGGTAAACCTTCCAGAATGTTGAACATGTCAACAGAAACGATGTGGCCCTTCTGTTTCCGCAAGTCCATCACCCGAATAATCGGATACTCTGGAGACGTTTGCATCTTGCCGAGCTTACTGCTGGCGGATGCCATCGTCGGTGCGGGACCCGTCAGCCGTCCAGTAAAACTCGGCTTCTGAGTGACCTCGAAAAATACCGCTGCTCCAAAGACTTTCTTGGCAAGCGGATGACCAATAGGAATGCTAGTTTGAGCCATAACTCACTACCTCTTTATGTGAAATTAGAGAGATAGGCTTGCAACTTGGCCGGGTCGTTACTGAGTTTGTGCATTCGGTCATACATCTGCGTCAAATCCATATTACTGGCTTCTGCAAACACATCACCTTCAAGCTCAGGAGCTTGCCCTCCCCTAATATCGCTCATAGTCGTAGGGGTTTTAGTCGCAGCCTTCTTCACTTTCTCTTCAGCCTGCGCCCGAACTTCATCGGGTGATACGGCTTCGGAAACTGGTTTTACCTGCTTCGCATGAGGAGATTCCCCGTACAAAGCCTGTACCTTGGCGGGTAACGCCTGCATACGCTCGGGCCACGAAAGCTTAGCGTATTGCGGGTCATTATCGATCAAAAACTGGTTGGTACTCACCGCCTTATTATACCAATCAGTTGACGAGTCGGCTT